TATAATTTATTATAAATATAATAAATATAGAAAAGCTAATGGGAAATAACTTTAACAAATTTTTTATGAAAATATATAACTCCACAAAATATATAAATATTAGCGTTTTTCTTATTACCTTTTTATTGGGTTTAACATACATGTATTGTTTTGAATATAATAGAAAGGTTGTTGTATATCCTACCCCTCATAATATAGATCATATTGAATATAAAGACGAGGCCGGAAATTGTTATGGTTACAAAATAAAAGATGTTAAATGCCCTAGCGACAAAAGTAAAATAGAAAATTTGCCTTTAACGTAATTTAGCTTTACTATTTTATTTCTATGTAATAGTCTATAATGTAATTTTATAATATATATATATTATATAGTATAATATATTATGATTGGCAACGTTGTTAAAAATTTAATGCATACAAATATGGGCAAAATAATATTATCGGTGTTATTAGGGCTGGGATTTGCAACGCTATTTAGACAAGTATGTAATTCTAAAGACTGTTATAGATTTATAGGCCCCCATCATAATGCGCTAAGAGACAAAATCTTTGCAACAGATAGTGATAAGACACAATGTTATACATTGGTAGAAGAAAATATACAATGCGGGTCAAAAAGCAAAACATTAGAATTTTCTACCAAGTTTATGTAATACAAAAAATATTATAAAAAAAATATTAAAAATTGATTTAAAATAATATATTCAAGTAGCTATCTTCAATTAGCTAGCATTAGTTATGAATTTTGACACTAAAGTTACTTATAATATGCATGCACTAAACGCTACAACCCAAGAAGATAACACTAATATACTATTAAAACTGTTTTTATACATTATATTACGTTATTTTATTTAGTTTAAACATTTTTAAATAATAAAAAAAAATTATTTAAAAAAATAGTGCGCATTATTAATATTATTATGTCGTCCACCGTTGAAACATTTGCCTTTCAGGCTGAAATTAATCAGCTCATGTCTCTTATTATTAATACTTTTTATTCAAATAAAGATATTTTTTTACGTGAATTAATTTCCAATTCATCTGATGCGTTAGATAAAATTAGGCATCATTCATTATCTGAAAAGAGCGTATTAGACAGCCATAGTGAATTGGCTATTAAAATTATTCCCGACAAGGTAAACAAAACATTAACCATTTTAGACACTGGTGTTGGCATGACCAAATCGGACATGATTACTAATCTTGGAACGATTGCTCAATCGGGTACAAAAGGGTTTATGGAAGCAATGAAAAGTCAGGGAGACGTTAATATGATTGGGCAATTCGGTGTAGGGTTTTATTCTGCGTATTTAGTTGCTGATCGTGTTGTTGTTGTTTCTAAAAATAACGATGACGAGCAATATGTGTGGGAATCTAACGCGGGTGGTTCATTTACTGTGAAAAAAGATGATTCGGGTGTTAGCCTTGGTCGTGGTACAAAGATCACATGTTATTTAAAAGAGGATCAGTTAGATTATTTAGAAGAAAGCCGGATTAAGGAGCTAGTTAAAAAGCATTCTGAGTTTATTAACTATCCAATTAGTCTTTATGTTGAAAAAACGGTTTCTAAGGAAGTAGATGTTGAAGAGGAGGTTAGCGATGCAAAAGACGATGAAGACGTAGATGAAGACCTTGGTGAAGAGGTTAGCGATGAGCCAAAGATTGATGAAATTAGCGACGAAGACTTAGCCAGTAAAGTTAAAAAAACAAAAACAGTTGAAGAAGTTGTAAGCGAATATGTTTTGCTAAACAAGCAAAAGCCTGTATGGACTAAAAAACCGGACAGCGTTTCAAAAGATGAATATGCATCTTTTTATAAATCATTAACTAATGATTGGGAAGACCATTTAGCGGTTAAACATTTTAATGTAGAGGGTCAATTAGAATTTACAGGACTATTATTTATTCCAAAGCGTGCGCCTTTTGATTTATTTGAGCCTAATACAAAAAAACAAGGTCATATTAAATTGTATGTTAGACGCGTATTTATTAGTGATGAATGCGAAGATTTAATTCCTGAATGGTTAAGGTTTGTAAGAGGAGTTGTAGACTCCGAAGATCTTCCGCTTAATATTTCACGTGAAATGTTACAGCAAAATAAAATTCTTAAAGTAATTAAGAAAAACATTGTTAAAAAATGTTTGGAATTATTTAACGAAATCAAAGATAACACTGAAGATTATGCGCAATTTTACGAGCAATTTAATAAAAATATTAAGCTTGGAATTCATGAAGACAGTTCAAATCGCGATAAATTATCGGAACTACTAATGTTTCATAGTACAAAGTCGGGACAAAATATGGTTTTCTTAAAGGACTATGTTGCTAACATGCCGTCTAATCAAAAGCAAATTTATTACATTACAGGACAATCGCTAAAATCAGTAGTAAATTCGCCATTTATTGAAAAGTGCAAGCGGCGAAATTTTGAGGTTCTTTTCATGGTTGATCCAATTGATGAATATTGTATTCAGCAGCTTAGAGAGTATCAAGGTAATCAATTAGTTTGTGTTACAAAAGAAAGTCTAAAATTTGAATATGACGACAATGAGAAAAAACAATGGGAAGACTGTGTAAATGAATTTAAACCATTAACAGAGAAAATTAAGGAAATCCTTGGACCTAATGTGGAAAAAGTTGTGTTGAGTGAGCGAGTTGTTAACTCCCCCTGCGTTTTAGTAACATCAGATTACGGGTGGACGGCTAATATGGAGCGAATTATGAAAGCGCAGGCGCTTCGTGACAATAATACGTCGTCTGTTATGATGTCCAAAAAAATTATGGAAATCAATCCACATCATGGAATTATTAAATCGCTTAAAGACCGTATTAATTTGGCAACAAATGAGCACATGATTAAAGATCTTGTAAATTTACTATACGAATCGTCTTTAATTTCAAGTGGATTTAGTATTGAAGAACCTGCTACTTTTGTAAATCGTATTAATAATATGATTAAGATTGGGCTATCAATTGAAGACGACGAAGTTGATAATATGAAGGAAGAATGCACTAAGGAGGAAGATGACACTAAAGATGGCGAGGAAAAGGAAGATGTGGACGTTTCACAATCAAATATGGAAGAAATTGACTAATGGAAGAAATTGACTAATGGAAGAAATTGACTTACACTTAAAATTATATTATGTTATACTATAATTTTAATTATGAAAAATTATTTGCGTTATTAAATGAATAAATATTTAGGAAACTATATTAATTAATATATGTCTTCAAGTGGAATTACTTCAATAAATGAGCTTCCTTCTTTAAACGGGCAAAATGGAAATTTGCAGCAACACCAAATGATGGCTCAGCAACCTCAAAATATTATTTTAAATAGAAGCGAAACTATATCAACTAATAATAATCAAATGACCACATCAAGTTATAATAATTTAATACCGCCAAGCGGTTCTAATACATCTAATCCTATTATGCAAAATAGTCCATTAACCATGGAAAATAGTCAGCAAAGTCAGCCACCACCCAACTACAATGAGTTAATTAGTCAAATACAGAAAGCAGCCGTTTATGGGTCAACGGCTTTACCGTCGCGAGACATTCCCATGGAACCTGTCAAAATTATGAATGACGTCCAAAGCCAGCCTAACTATATACCTCCGCCGCAAATTCAAGAAGATTATATTAAAAATAGTATTAGCCCTCAAAATATTATAGAAACCAACATGAGAGAATATAAACAAGACAACATGTTTGAAAAAATATATGCCGAATTTCAATTACCATTAATAATTGGATTACTATTTTTTTTATTCCAATTGCCAATTGTAAAACAATACAATAAATCATTATTACCATTTTTATTTAAAACCGATGGCAATCCAAATTTATATGGTTACATTGCCAACAGTATTATGTTTGCTTCCATGGTCCATATATTATTAAAATTGGTTACTTATGTAGTATAATTTTTACCGACCTTTATCCATAAAATAATACTTATTGTGAAACCGACTAAAAATCCGGCTATACACTGATCTGGGCCATGCCCCATAATTGGCGCAGTTAAATAAGGTCCGACAAAAAATGTTAAAATAGAATAAAATATCATTATGGCTATTGAGATTGGCGAACTTAAATGAGACATAATATATATTATAAATATATATTATATATTTGTCTTTAACTTGTTTTATATTTCTTTCTAAAGTAATCTTGTTCTTCTTGGTTTTCTTAAACTTCTTGCCTTTGTTGCCTTTTTTTTCATTTTTGAACTTCTGGTTTCTCTTCTTTTTGTGTAATTTTTCGTGTAATTAGCTCTCTTATTTGATCTTTTTTTGTGATATTTTAAACCAAAACCAACATCTTCGTGATCACTAGACGACGTCGATGATGAAACCGATGAATGCCGCGGTGATTGTACTAGTGATGGATGTGCAGGTGATCGATCCAGATTAGGCTGGGGAAAGTTGGGAGGAAGAAAAATAGTAAGAGAATCACGACCTATTGCTCGTTGACGCGTAAGTCCTGGTGCTTGCGGAAAAAGAGGATGAGGAGAAAGCGAACGAGGAGAAAGAGGATGAGGAGAAAGCGAAGGAGGAGAAAGAGGATGAGGAGAAAGCGAAGGAGGAGAAGGCGGAGGAGGAGGAGGAAGAGAAAGAAGAGGAAGAGGAAGACCAGGACTTGTACGAAGACTAGACGGGCTACTAGGAAGATGGCTTGAAGCCATAGCTAGTCTGGCGTGTGTATCAAGAAATAATATATGATTATGTGTTTGATTAATAGCTCTTGTTATATGAAGACTAAGAGTGTTTAAATTGTCCATTAGTAAATTTAATGTTTGACTACTAATGTTTTCGTTGATGTCTTTAATAATCACTCCACTGGTCATTATATTATTAATACTATTAAGTTCTGCATCAATGGATTGGTTGTCACGTTCAACTAATTGTAAATAACTACTCCTCAATGCATTAACTCTTTTTATATTAGCGAGTATTAGTTTAACTTTAAGCTGAATAGTACGTATATTTGTATTTGATGGATTAGTAATAGCAATAACTTTAGATAATAAATTTCTTAGTTCTTTTTTTATAGAAATTACTCTTCCTAATTCTGACTCCGGTGCTATTGGAGACATATAATACTATATTATAGTATTATATATTAATAAATTTATTTTCCATATTTACAATATTGTTTTTGAGAGAACCCGCGGGGTCTTCTACAATTAATAGACTTCTTATATTTTGCGGTCCATGCTCCTCCACGTTTGTCTCTTTTGCTTCTTTTGCCTCTTTTTCTAGATATGAGTTGTTTCTTACCACGCGCTTGATTTAACGCTCTATCACTAATAAGTGCTCTTGTAAGTCTACGCTCAAGCTCGCTTACAATCCTCATTATACTTTGTTGTTGTTGATATAAACTATAATGATGCTCGCTTGCTAATCTGTAAGTTTCTCGCGCTAGTTCTTTTTCGGCAATAATAGGAGCAAGACCTGTTTCCATTAGTTCATCGAAAAGAGCGCTGATGTGGTCAAATCTTGCGCGGTCAAATCTTGGATTTAAATTATTTATGTCCGTGTCTTCATCTTCATAATGTGCATAATATTCAAACCACTGCCTCTTTAGTTCACTATATTCCATTCCTAAGTTGGACTGATTAAAATTCGTAAGAAGTGTGTATCTTAAATTATCATGTTCTTCATTCAACCTTTCATAGCGCTCGCCTTCATCATCACTGCGTCTTAGTGCGCGGTCAACTTCAATAGTTAATGCATCTAATGCTGCGCGTTGTTGTCTTAAATCGACTTCTAATTCTCTAATAGTATTTCCTAAAATGGTTCTTCGTGTTTCTAAAGCCAGTGTTCGTCGTGCTAATGCAGTTGGATTATTGCGTCTTTGAGTTGCAGACCTTAAATGCATTCTAGGGGTTCTAATAGTATTTTGATTAATGCTAGACATATATATATAAGAATATAATAATATATTAGTATTTGTTATCTAGTTTCATAATCCTCTTTTTTTTGTTCTTCTATTATTTGTTTTTCTATTATTTGTTCTTCTATTTCTTCTTTTTTTACCATATGCTATATGTTGTTGTGTGTTGAATTGTCTTATTTGATTAATTAAATCAAATATTTCTAATGCAATAGTATGTCGACTATTTAATAAATTGCGTATTTTTTCTTTAACAGTTGTTAGATTATTATCTACAACATTATACACTCGTTCACTTTCGTTATATGCTGCTTGTGCATAATCTCTTTTTTCTGTTTGTGTTTTTTGTTCCTCAACATTTCTTGCTTTACTTTGTTTTATACTTTGTTTTATACTTTGTTTTATACTTTCTGTTAACTCATTTGTTAGATTTAAATTAGCCATCTTAGCAATATTTACGTGTGCTAGATGACCAATAAGAACTGTTTGTTCTTCCATAGTATTTCTCAATTCTTCTTCTAACCCGGCTATTTGTATTATTAATTCATCTTTTCTACGTATTAAAGCTAGTTTACTTATTATATTATCGGATATTACTTCTCTACAAATAGGACAAGTAGTATTACCATATTGTATGATACTTTCTAAACATTTATCATGAAATTTATGACCGCATTCTAATACACTAACGTCTTTATTTAATATCATTTGATCTAAACATATTGGGCACATATTTTTCTTTTCTTCATTTATTATTCGTATTGTTCTAAACTTATTACTTCGTTTAATAGCTTTTAATGACCTGGCTCTAGATTGAATTGTAGTTGCTGCTACATTTCTTTTTGTTCTAACCTTATTACTTCGTTTAATAGCTTTTAATGACCTGGCTCTAGATTGAATTGTAGTTGCTGCTTTTTTTTTGGCCAATGAGTTTGGACTAGGTGAAGGCATATTAATTATTATATTATTTATTATATAATATAAGAATAAAATAATAATTTTACATTAGTCGAATAATAAGTTTATATAAATGATAAACTATAATAAATGCTCCAACAAATCCTAAGGCATTATATGTTTCTTTGGACAACTTATTTTGTAATCCGTAATATGCTAGTGCTATAAATCCCGGAATAAATAATATATAATGGGCGATGTTAAGAATATTTCTTAAATTAGTAAATTCTAATGTTGGAAACGGAACAAATAATATTATACCTAATCCTAATAATCCTAACGCATAATATATTGGTCTTGGTGACTTATGTTGAAAATAACCAATATATACTAATAATGCACCAATAACAAATATATGTAGCATATTGACATACTTCATTCCTATTTTTACAATGCTCATTTACTTATTATAAAATAGTAAGCTATATTATTTTTAGATTTTAGATTTTAGATTTTAGATTTTAGATTTTAGATTTTAGATTTTACTTAAATTTCCAATATAATATTTTGGTAAAACACTTTCGCTTACAAAACTAGGGTGATTAATAGAATTAAAAAGTCGTGTTGCATCTTTGCCAACGGCTTTCATAATAACATCTCCTCCTGGATGTGTTGGTATCCATTTACTAATATTATAAACTTTATTTTCTATTATTGTCCATGCATCACCCTTTTTTTTATGTTTTTTAACTTCGCCCAATGTAAATGTGTTTTTAATGCTACCGCCTAGTTTGTGTTTTAAGGTCTTATTATATGTCTTGTTATATGTATTGTTATATGTCTTGTTATATGTATTGTTATTTGTATTGTTATTTGTGCTAGTTTCTAACAATTGTGTTATCTTGGCTATACATCTTTCAGATGTCATCAAAGCACCTTCGCACCATGCTTGATACTTTGAATAATTTTCACCAATAATATAAATACGACTATAAGGATTTAATAATTTATAACTTAAATAATCGGAGTCTACTCCTTTTTTCCAACATGCTACACCTGCATCCCAAAAATACATTTTAATATATTTACTTAAAGGCACCTTTATACTAAATAGTTGATTTAGTTTTGCGTTTAACTTAACTTTTACGTAATCAAGTCCCTTACTAGCTAATAAGTTATTCCAATAACGCGCATTAGCACAATCGCTATAACTACTCATAATTAGTCCATTATTTGGATTAATAGGAATTACAAATTGGACATTAGTATTTGTAATTGTTTTTTCAATATTCTTGAACCACACAGATCCGCTCTCTTGTTCTTTATCATAAATCTCGTATATTCTTAGGAGATTTATTGAATTTATAGAGTTTAAATCGCTTAGCAAAGGCTTGAAGATTGTCAATTTTGTCAAGCTTTTTTTAGGAATGGCGCATATTACATGTTTTGAATATATTTTTTTTGAGCCAGACCCTTTACTATTATAATTTGTAACACTTATTTCAAATAAGTCGTCTACATTGTTATTTTTGTAAGTTATATTTTCAACATTAGAGAGATTAACAAGCTTTATATTATTGGACTTATAGCCTTGTGTTTTTTTAATAGCCACTACTAGCTCATCTATTATTTGCTCTAGTCCTCCGTTAAGTGTGAAAAACTCCGCACTCTTAGTATAATCATATTTAAAATATTCAATTGCATCGTAAGCGTTTAATTCATTCAAATCGGAAGAATATTCAAATACGTCTTTCGCTGCTCGAGAGAATGACGCAGACACATATTTTGTAAGAAACTCATACAAATAATAGCTTTGTTTTGTAGACTTGCCTAATTTGGAAACTTGGGGGCTAAAGAAAAATTTGGTTAATTTGTCCATAATGTAATCTTTTGTTGATGTTTTGTTGATTGCTTTATTGTCTCTTACTTCTATATATGTTTTAGTATTTGGAATAGGGATTATTTTGGGTTTTAGACCGAGTTCATTTATTAAAGTGTTGATTAATTTATGATGAAATCCTAATCGTCCTGCGCCTAAATCCATGACATATTCTTGCTTGTCTATAGTTTCTTTATATGAATATATTCGACCGCCTAGCCGTTGTCCCGACTCTAATAATAGAATTTTTAGGTGTGTATACTTTTTTGACAATTTATATAAAGTGTAAAGGCCTGCTATGCCTCCGCCTATTATTACTAAATCATAAATGTTAACGGTATTGTTATGATTTGTTTTATTTGTTTTATTTGTTTTATTTGTTTTATTTTTTTGTGTTTTAGTCTTACTATTAGTCATGTAACTATATTATTATGTTATAGCAAGATAATAAAATAGTTTATTATGTTATATTATAACTACTATAACTAGTTATATGTCTAACATTATTCAAAAGTTGTGTAGCGCTACGTGTATTCTCTCTTGCTGCTCTTAATAAATCAAAAGTTATAGTACGCATATTACTTAACTCTATATACATAGCTACATTTACATCTATTCCATGTAATCTTATATAATTAGTAAATTGTAAATATGCTTCGTCATAATATCTTTGTGCTTCTTGTTCGAAACGTGCTGCTAATTGTTGAATTTGCATTGCATTATTTAAACGCATATTTCGGTTTGGGTTGTTTAGTCGATCCCTCAAACTAGTTATTAGACGTTCTAAATGTGCTAGTGCTTGCAATTTTTCTATTATTTGTTGTCTTTGTATTAAAGGATCAGTCATTGTAGTTCTACAAAGAGGACATATGTTATTTCCGTGACGTATCATATTTTCTAAACATCTATTATGAAATTTATGACCGCAATTTAGTGTTGTATTAGCTTCATCATCTGTCATTTGATCTAAACAAATAGGGCACTCATTTTCCTTTTCTGCATTATTTATTTCCATAGCTCTTAATCTTTCACTTAAAGTTGGCAGTTCTTTGTTTGCTGCTGACATATTAGCACGCCACGCTTCATCATATCCTTTGCCTAATCTATATGAATAAAATTTAGTAGGCGCATGGTGTTTTTTTGATTTTCCTCTGGGCTTTCTTCTAGGCTTTCTTCTAGATTTTATTCTTACAGTTTTTGCTGTTTTTACAGGCATATTTCTTAAAGCTTTAAAAAATTCAGGTATAGCAACAGTAATTACTTTATCATTATGTAAGCCAAACATTATTATTTTATATATATATAAAATAAAAGTATATAATAATATAATATAAGAATATTATTATAAATTAATGTTTGCGCTATAAATATAAACAATATTATATACATTAACGCCTAATAGAATTTGCTAGTGCTAAATCTTGCCTCCATGATGCCGATATTGAAACTTGTCCTGGTTATGCTCTTCTCGCCACTGGTGCTCTCTCCGCTGGTGCTCTCTCCGCTGGTGCTCTCTCCGCCTGTATCCTCGCCCTTGCCGCAGCCACTATTGCCACCCTCGACGCATCCGCCCTCGCCGCCTGGGCACTAGCCATTGCCGCCATCGCTGCTGTATCTGCCGTCTCCGCCCTCTCTGCCTCATCCTCCTCATCCTCATCCTCCTCATCCTCATCCTCCTCATCCTCCTCCTCATCCTCCTCCTCATCCTCCTCATACTCCGCTGCTGCTTCTTCAGGCGGGTCCTCTACTCTCACCATCATCGCCCTCACCGCCATATATGCCATATACTCCGCATTCGTATTCGGCGCCCTCTCATTAGCCCTATCTAACACCGCCTCTGCATTATTTAACGCTTCGTGCGGACTATAAGATAACAAATTAGTGATGTAGGTGCCGAAGTAGTTGCTAAATATTTGTGCACTACACAATGGGCACTTAATAAATCCTTTGCTTAAAGCTTTTATTAAACAATCAGTATGAAATATATGGCCGCATACTAGTTCTGTAGCATTACTAATTTCTTCTATTGGCATTTGACAAAATACGCATGTTTCTTCTAATTTATTTGCATGAATTACTGCAGCTTTTAAATCACCAACAAATCCTCGAGCAACTCTTGTAAATCGTTTGCCTTTTCTTTTGTCTTTTGTATATAGTTTTTTCACACTAATTTTTTGTCTTAAATTCTTTTTATGTCTTAAATTCTTTTTATGTCTAAATGTTTTTGAACCTCTTCTAAATTGTTGCGCTGCTTTCTTTTTTCTTGTTAATAATTTAGAGGTAGATGAAGGCATAATATATTATAGTATAGCATTATTATAATTATAATAATAATATTAATAATAATAATAATGCTATATATAGTATAATATAGATCATTAATTCTAAACTTTTTTTCTTTATTACCTTCCATGTATTAAATTTTCATATTCTTCTGATGTTATGCCATTAACAGTAATAGAAGGATTAACAGCCCTGCTTTGTATAGGTGCTGATACTCTCGGATATACTTGTAACCAAGTAGCCCATTGTCTATTTGCTAGCTGTCTATATGTGTTTCCATTGCGTGGAAAACTATTAATTACTATTGATGAAGCATTCATAAACCAGGTTGCTTCATCAAATGTTGTTGCATAACGCATATTATCTATTAACGCATTAGCACGATCAATAGTTGCTCTGATTTCTTGTAATCGTTGATACGTTTGTAGCCATACTTGGGTTCGTGCTTCCCTGAGAACTGCTTGTTCACTTTCTGGCAAGCTATCAATTAGTAGATCTGTTTCATGTATCAAGCCAATTGCTTCAATCATAGTAGCAGCATTAGCCAATCCTGCTATTAACGCATTAACACGATTAACAGTATTAGTATTATTAATATTATTACTAATAGGCATTGAAATAGACCTTTGTAGGTGATACGGTCTTTCTGGTGCTATAGATGTTCTACAAGATGGACAAGTTGGATTAGTGGTATTCCATTGATCAATACATTCTCTATGAAATTTATGACCGCAACGAAGTGTTTTTGTATGTCTTGGGTTTAACATAGCACCTAAACATATAGGACAAGTGTCAACTTTTGGTAGCGCGCTTCTAAATTTTTTTTGAATTCTTCTTGTAGCAAGTCTTTTTGATAAATCTGCTATTTGAATTCTTCTTGTAGCAAGTCTTTTTGATAAATCTGCTATTGCTTGTCTTGTATTTTTTCTTTTTCTAAATGATTTTTGAATATGTGTAACTACTTTTGTTGTTGGACTTAAAGACGGTGCTGTTGGATCTAAAGCTGCTAATTCTTGTACATGTGATGGAGCTATTCTACCTATAGATCTTCTTGTAAATAATCTTTTTCCTAAACTTCTTAATTTTGCTGTTTTGTTTCTTATATTTTTTATAAAGTCCATATATATATGGATATTATTTTTTATAATGCTATAATATAGATTATGAATTCTAATAAAAATATATCAAAGTTATTTAAGTTGATTAGTGAGAAAAAAATATTTTTAATATTGATTTTTCTAAATTTGCTGTTTCAACATTATATTACTTATTACGTAAGTGCTAATATTAATTTAGACGCAGGCAAGGATAAGGATAATGATAAGGATAAGGATGCATATAACACTATTATTATTGCATCTTATATAATAGGTTTCATATTAATTATAATTCTTGTATTTGTTCCTATGTCTGCATGGCTAAAATTTATAATATTTTCTCTCTTTTCTGTTGCCTACGGAGTAATATTTATATCTATAAAAAACTATTTTGATCCTAATATATTACATAGTTCTGTTGTTGGAGCTATTATTGTTTTTTCTTTTATGATATTCTTTGGAATAGCTCTAGCTATAAGTGGATTTAAATTAACCAATAATGCGACTTTTACTTTATTTTATGCTATTTTAGTATTAATAATAGTAAGTGTTGTGCAATATTATACTTATTATTATTCTTTTATAAAAAAGCTCCTACTAATTGCTGTTGCAATCTTATTTACATTATATATAGTAAATACAACAAACAATGTATTACATCGCAATTATGAAGGAGACTTTGTAACTGCGTCCTTTGATTACTATATTGATAATTCTAATTTTTTAAACGCATTAAAAATACATAATAACTAAATTACTATTTTTTGTTTTCCTATTTTTGCCAAAATAAATTATTTTAGTATATTATACTAAAATGATTTTCAAAAAATCAAATGTAGCAAATAAAAGCAAAAAATCTTTTTTTAAAAATGATATAGCACAAGTATTTAGGTTGATTAATGAAAAGAAGAGTTTCTTTGCGTTAATTTTAGCAAATTTATTATTCCAACTTTATATTACTTATTATGTAAGTGAAAATGTTAATGTACAGGAAGAGCAAGAGAAAGAAGGAGAAAAAGGTGCTAAAAATTATGACATGAAATATATTGGTGCATTAGTAGCAACAATTGTTATTATTTTAATTTTGGCATTAGTTACTATGCCGTCGTGGATGAAATTTATATTGTTTTCTCTCTTTTCTGCCGCTTTTGGTATTCTTTTAGCATATAGAAAATATGGATTGGATAGTGGTGTTATTAGAAGTGCGCTAGCCGGTACAGCCAGTATTTTTGTTACTATGTTTGTATTTGGAGTAGCACTAATAATGAGCGGTATTAAATTAGGTTTTATTACTGCTCTCATTTTGTTTTTTGCCTTATTGGCGTTAATAATTATTAGCATTGTGCAATATTTTATTGTTCAATCTTCATTATTAAAAAAATTAATAGTTATTGGATCGTTAATTATATTTTCAATTTATATTGTGTATGATACAAACTCTATATTACAACGTGATTATAGTGGCGACTTTATAAGTGCCTCATTAAACTATTATTTGGATTTAATAAATATTTTTACTGCATTATTGGGTGAAGGCGGCGATTAAACTATATTATGATATAATAATAAATGATGGTATAATAAAAATTATGGTATAATAAAAATTATGGTATAGGAATAAACTTCCACCCTAAATCGTCACATATTCTCTTCCATATTTGGTCTTGTTCTATGCGCTTTTCACGGTCTTTTAACATAGGAAAATATGGTAAAAAACTGCGCTCATTCAACAATTCGCATAATTTATATAATGTGTAATAATAGTTTAAAAAATTTACTCGTTCTTTAGGGCAATATTTCGAATATGGCTTTTGTAGCTCCATAAATAAATTGCATAATGTTTCTTCGAGTTCTGCGCTCATAATAGGCGGTCTAATTCCTAGTTTATCTTTAATAAAAGGTATATGTTCATAATATTTATTGTAACCAAGATTTTTCAATATTTCCTTAGTTTTTTTATTTGACAAATCACTCAAACTTATGCGCTCCTTTTTTATTTGGTTTTTAATATTTTCAAATACTTCGTCGGGTATATTTGTGCTCTCTTTAGCCTGAAATTGCGCCAAAATCTCTTTTAAATGATTTATTCGTTTATAGGCATAGGAGCATACTTCTTTAGGCGGTTCTTTATATGATGGTTTATCTATATCTATTAAATATTTAATACTGTTAGAGCAATTAGAGCATATTGTCATGCCTTCACTTTCAACAAATATTAGCTCACCGTTATTACATATATTACATATGTCGGACGGATAAATAAATTTGTCATAATTTAAATAATTAGGGTCAATATTGTTGAAATATTTATCTATATTTTTATTACTATCATTTTTAATTAAATTATTTTTATTTGGATTATCCATTATGTTATTGCATATGTCATAACTTAAATTTAATGAAAAAAATTGTTTGACAATATCATTTTTGTCAGAATTTTCTACCATTTCATTACTTGATATATTTTTTTTATTTTCAAAATAATCAAAAATATATTTAGAATTATTTAAATAATAATTCTTTTCTTTATTTCTAAGAGCTTTAATAGTGTTTTTATATTTATTAATAAGTTCTATAATTTCGGTCTTATTTTTTGTTTTAATTAGCATAGTTTCCAATTTATCAATTTGCTTTAAACATTTAGGAATAGCAACATCTTCGTTGTATTTAAATGATTTTATTATTTCATTATGTTTATTATCAAGGGTCGTTTTAATTACGCCTGTTCTCTTCATAGCAAGACTAATTATATTTTTAGCGTATTAAAAATTTATATATTAATTTTTGTAATTAAATATTTTGTAATAAAAACAATTAAAAACAATTAAAAACAATTAAAAACAATTAAAAACAATTAAAAACAATTAAATTAATTAAAAACAATTAAATTAATTTCAAAAATTTTTTTTCTTTAGGAATATTATAAAAAAATGGCTGGTGGTTTAATGCAATTAGTCGCCTATGGCGCACAAGATGTATATTTAACAGGTAATCCCCAAATTACTTTCTGGAAAGTTACCTATCGTCGTCACACTAATTTTGCCATGGAATCGATTGAGCAAACTTTCAACGGACAAGCGGATTTCGGTCGCCGTGTTACATGCACTGTTTCGCGTAACGGTGACTTGGCTTTCCGCACCTATTTGCAGATCACACTTCCCGAAATCGGCCAAGGTCTAGGTACAACAACTGATCCCAATGTATATGCCAGATGGTTAGACTTCCCCGGCGAGCAGTTAATTTCGCAAGTTGAAGTTGAAATCGGTGGCCAGCGCATTGACCGTCAATATGGTGACTGGATGCACATTTGGAACCAGTTAACTTTATCGAAAGAACAGGAGCGTGGCTACTACAAAATGATCGGCAACACTACCCAATTAACATACATTTGCGACCCCACCTTTGCGGACGTTGATGGCCCTTGCTCTGCCAATGGTGTTCGCCAAGTATGTGCTCCCCGCAATGCGTTACCAGAAACAACTCTATATGTTCCGCTACAGTTCTGGTATTGCCGTAACCCCGGTCTAGCTCTTCCATTGATTGCTTTACAGTACCACGAAGTTAAAATTAATTTAGACATTCGCAACATCGAAGAATGCTTATGGGCGGTTACCAATGTTAACGGAACCGGTAAAAAGGCCCTTAATGCGTATAAACAGTCGTTAGCGGCTGCTTCGCTCTTTGTTGATTACATTTTCTTAGACACTGACGAGCGCAGACGCATGGCGCAAAACCCCCACGAATACTTAATTGAACAGCTTCAATTCACAGGTGATGAATCGGTTGGTTCATCGTCCAATAAAATTAAATTGAATTTAAATCACCCATGCAAAGAGCTAATTTGGGTTGTACAGCCTGACGTCAATGTTGATTATTGCGCGTCGCTCACCGAAGGCCATTCGCTAAATCACTTACTTGGTGCTCAGCCATTCAACTACACTGACGCGCTAGATGCGTTACCTAATGCTATTCATGCCTTTGGCAACAAAGGTCTTGTTAATAGCACCTCGTACATCACTGCTTCGTCGCTCTTTGAAGATCCATTTTCTAATAAATTAGCTACTCCGTCTGGATTTGTTAGTGGCACTGCAGGAGATTTTAATGGTGGTGCGACCGAATCGGGTGTATCGGATGCCGGCACATTCGTTTTAGCTGAAACCGCGATTGATATGCATTGCTGGGGTGAAAATCCAGTTGTAGTTGCCAAATTACAGCTTAACGGCCAGGATCGCTTCTCGGAGCGTGAAGGCACATACTTCGATTTAGTTCAGCCATTCCAGCACCACACCCGTGCGCCTGACACCGGTATTAATGTTTACTCATTTGCTCTAAGACCTGAAGAGCACCAGCCATCAGGAACTTGCAATTTCTCGCGCATTGATAATGCCACTTTACAGTTAGTTCTTTCGAATGCGACTGTTCAGGGTGTTTCTACCGCCAAAGTCCGCGTATATGCTGTTAACTACAACGTTCTTCGCATTATGTCGGGCATGGGTGGTCTAGCGTACAGCAATTAAATAATAAGTCTAATAAGTCTTATGTTTTTTCATTTAATTTTTTATAAATATAAAAATTTAATGAAAATAATGAAAATAATGAAAATAATGAAAATAATGAAAATAATGAAAATAATAAAAATAATGAAAATAATGAAAATAATAAAAATAATAAAAATAATGAAAATAATGAAAATAATAAAAATAATGAAAATAATGAAAATAATGAAAATATAATATAATATAATAATTATTTTATAATACATTATAAATACAAATTATTATGAGTGTATCTTTAGCTATAAGTAGTTTTTATATTACATACGTGTTTTTACTTACAACCGGTGTAATTACATTTATAGAAGCATTACGAAGCCCGGTTCCTCAAATTCGTCACATTATGAATTTAGAAACTTGCATTTCAATTGTTGCAAGCTATTTTTATGGACTATTTATTGAAGAAATAAATAAGGCGCAAAATTTGTATAATGTTAAAGATGATACTAAAGATAATAATAATAACATTATTGATAACATTACAAATAAAGATAGTGCTATAATTAAGCCTTTAAGTGTTATACCTATAGAAAAAATTAATAATATGCGCTATATTGACTGGTCTATTACTACACCTTTTATGTTATTGGTTCTCTCTATGGTATTAGGCTATGAAAACAAAGTAATAGTAAAATTTAGACCATTTGTGTTAACAATGGTTCTCAATTTTGCCATGTTAGCATTTGGATATAGTGGAGAGATTGGGCTATTAAATAAAAATATTGCAGGTTTTATGGGTTTTATATTCTTTTTTCTAACATATGGGACAATATGGAAGCTTTTTATGACAGGATCAAAAATAACTATCCAATCCAAATTCATATTTTGGACTTTCTTAGGAACATGGTCACTTTATGGAGTATTTTATTATACAAATGAAGCAACTAAATTGATTGGATATAATATTTTGGACTTAATAGCTAAAGCGTTTGTAGGTATTTTCTTTTGGCTTTATTTAACTAAATCGGTTGTGTTTTAGTTTTGGTTTTAATATTTTATTTTTGTTTTTTGTATTTTATTTTTGTTTTTTGTATTTTATTTTTGTTTTCTTTATATTATAATATATGAATGATTTATCAAAGAATGACTTATCAAAGAATGACTTATCAAATATTATAATAAAAAAAGACGAATGTAAGAGAATAAGGAAACATAATGCTATTAAATTACCTGATACATTGTTACATTTAAGCATACCGAAATATATTAACTATTATAAAGAGTGTTATAATATTGAACAAAAACTATATAGAGAATACTTTAAAATAGAAAAACATCCATGTCAAATAAAAAATAAGGCCTATATTTCTTCTAAGTCCAATAAAATAACTATTGTGGAAAAATTAAATCAAATAATCAAAATTTTAGGTGATTTAGACAATGTTAAAAATGATGTTAATAATGATGTTAGTAATGATGTTAGTAATGATGTAAATACTGAAGATCCAAAAATAGTAAAGTTGCCAAAATATATTTCAATTAAGGACCATGAAAATGATAGCTCTAAATTCTATTTAATTTACGATAATAAAAACAAGACACGGCATACGTTGCAATTATTATGCTATAAGTCGTCCTCTTTCGTTCAAAGTCTTAACACATTTTTGGAAAATATTAAAAATAGGTTTGATAAATCATAGGTTTGATAAATCATAGGTTTGATAAATCATAGGTTTGATAAATCATAGGTTTGATAAATAAAAGAATAGTGATTATTATTTAAAGTTATAGATAGTACTATAAGTGATTATGATTAACGACTTACCTAGCGAGCTACAAAATATTATATTAACTTATACTAACATAATATGTCATGTATGTCAAAAAAAATATGATTTCAATATTTTATTTTATAAGAAGCAAAGTAAATTCTATTACTGTAGTAAAATATGTTATGAATTCACTTAAAAAAAACGTAATAAATTCTAGCTTCTAGCTATGCTTTAAGTACTATGATTTATGAGAAATTTCTCATTTATTACTTCTAATAAATCCTTAACTAGTTTGTCCTCATCAATATCAAAGAAGCATTGAATATTATTAAGGATTAATGATGCATCGTCGTCGGGTATTAACTCCCTATCTCCTGGCTCACGCAATAGTGTATTATATACATACGTAATAACAGGAATATTTTCACAAGTTACAATTCGACACATGTTTATATATTCAATATAATCAAGAACTAACGGAAAGCCTTCAATAAATGCTTCGCACTCTGTGTTCAACCTATATACCAAATAATTGCATATTTCAGTTTCATTAAAATATGCATCATATACAGCTTGCGTACAAATCTTTTTAAATTTATTTTCAATAAATGAACCTGTCAATAGTTCAATGTTAAGGTGCGGCTCATAATTAGTTTTTTCAGTTAGCATTTGCATCTTTAGCATTGATTATTGATAATTGATATATTAGTAATTATTTATAATAATTTAATAATCAATTTTATTTATAGAAAATATATAATTTTGAAAAAAAATAAAAAAAATATATAATATACATAAAAATTATATTAAAAATTACTATTAAAAATATTAATATAAACTTAATAATATGAGTTGTATCTTATATTATAGTAATTATTGTGAAAATTGCAAAAAAATATTAAGTATATTGTCCAAATCAAGCATCAAAAGTAATATTCATTATATATGTATTGACAAACGCATAGTTAGAAATAATACTACTTATGTTGTTTTAGAAAATAACCAAGAAATTTTACTTCCAAATACTATTAATGCGGTTCCTGCGCTAATGATATTAAATGATAATTACAAAATATTATATGGAGACAATATTATGAGTTATTTAAAGCCGGTTGAGGAAATAGCCGTTCAAAAAGCTACAAATTTTAATGGAGAGCCGTCAGCATTTAAATTTGATTTGTTATCTAGCGGAGTTGTGTCCGATAACTTTAGTTATTTAGACCAAAATAGCGATGAATTATCGGCCAAAGGTAGTGGCGGACTAAGGCAGTTATATAGTTATGCCACAATAGATTATAGTGATAAAATAGAAACTCCACCCGATGATTATATTCCTGATAAAATTGGCGAAATTAATATTAAAAATTTAGAACAAGAAAGAAATGGTGTTTAGTTTATAAAATTTATATTATTTAATATATTAAGTAATTAAGTAATTAAATAATTAATTAATATTTTTTATTATTTAAAGTTATAATATTATTTTTACTTATTAATGAAAAGTAAAAATAATAAGCCAGGTTTAGAAGTAGAGGATGCATGTTTAGAAGATGCAGGATTAAAAGAAGACACATCATCAAAACACGAAAAAAAAGCGTTTACATTAAATAATGTAAATGCTATTACTCTTATTAACTTTTATAAAATTTTCAAGGATTTACTTAATGATTTAAATAGTAGCTTTAATGACAAAGTAGGTTCATTAATTGAAAATAACAAAGATTATCAGCTTATTATTAATTATAGCTTGCCGCATTACAAAGAAAACATGAATGCCGATGAATATATAAATTCTATAACTTTGGATAGCATAGATATTAATTTTATGACGTCACTTAATAATGTGTATGAATATTGCAAACATACTTTTGCGGTGCGGAGCATTGATATATTATACCAAAATGAGGATATTTTTTTAAATAAGGGAAATGTTAAAAATAGCAATAGCGATGATAATGTTATATGCACTATGTTTTTGCCAGATATAGATTTTGCTGATTTATATTATGACGATACTAGTTCACAAACTAAACAAACAATATGGAAATATTTGCAACTCTTATTATTTAATATAATAACATCTATTGATGATATATCATTTTTCGGTAATTCATTAGAATTACTTAAAATTATTGATAGCGAAAATTTATCGGCAAAAATTCAAAGCACCGTTGAAGAATTAAGCAATATTTTTTCATTTAAAGAAAATAAGGTCCCCAAAAAAAATAATGATGACCAAGAATGTAAAGAAGAAGATGGAGAAGATGGAGAAGATGACGAAGGCGATAGTCATGGATTAGGAGACCTTCCTAATATGGAAGGTCTGTTTAATACTATGTTTAACGATTTATCAAATAATTTTAAAGAGTTTAGTGAAAACATGAAAAATCATAATGATGCTGATGATGCTGATGATGATGCTAATGATGCTAATGAGGCTGACGATTGTGCTGGTGCTGAACATACTAATAAAAATAATAAGCACAATGATTATGCTATTCCGGATAAAGAGGAGCTTTTTTCGCATTTAAATAATTTAATAAATGGAAAAATCGGTTCATTGGCTAAGGAAATAGCGGAAGAAACGTCGAAAGACTTTGATTTAGAGAGTGAAAATTTAGGAGACGTTAATGATCTTTTAAAAGGTTTTATGAAAAATCCGTCTAAAATGATGGGTCTTATTGATAATATTAATAAGAAAATAAATAACAAAATGAAAGATGGATCTATTAAAGAAAGCGAATTATTAGAAGAGGCAACCGAAATATTCAAAAATATGAAAAATATGCCTGGTATGACCAATTTTAATGATATTTTAAAGTCGATGAACCTTGACAAGTTTATGCCTAAAGGTGGTAAAATTAACCCAAATACGTTTCAAAATATGATGGAGCAAAATGTTAAAATGTCTAAAATGAAAGAGCGCATGCGGAAAAAGGCTGAAAATAATAAGGATTGTGCTGCTCAAGATGCTCAAAAAAATGCTGCTCAAGATGCTGCACAAAATGCCGCTTATACAAAGAACGCAAATGATTTGCAAGATTTAACAGCCAATCTCTCGTCGTTAATGGAAGAAATGAAATCTAATACGAGTTTTATTGAAGATATTATAAAAAATCAGGGAAATAGTAACTCTACTGCTTCTACTCCACGATCAAATGATGAACATTCTAAACGCAGTACTAATAATAAGAAGAAGGCGCATAGGAAAAAAAATTAATAATATCTTTAGCGTTTATTGAACTATTATTGAACTATTATTATTAAATAATTTATAAAATAATTAATAATAATTTTTTTTTAAGTATAAAAAGTCTATTTATACAATAATAATATTAAAATTTATTATTAAGTTATTATAATATAATAACTTATGGTTAACGGTTTTAATGAAACATATATAGGAACAAGTAATGGTCAATTGAAAGACGACCTTTTATTAACTGATAACATTATTACCAAAACTATTAAATTGGATCCTACTAAATTGGATGCTACTAATGTTAATGCTACTAATGTTAATGCTACTAATGTTAATGCTACTAATGTTAATGCTACTAATGTTAATGCTACTAATGTTAATGCTAATTGTGCTACTAATGTTTGTGTTGGTGAAAATAATAATGCTAAGCATGAAAATATTGCATTTTGGATAGATGACCCAACTATTTTATTTAGCAAAAAATATATATCAGAATTATGGCCTTTAGACGAAATGTCTCGAGAGCAAAAATTAAATGCTATAACAAGATTAGTAATATTATTAACTTTAGCCGGATTTGTAGTCTCAAATAATTATAAAATTATTGTAACAGGAATTGTTTCAATATTTTTTTTAATAATTACATATAAAGTTTTGAATAATAATAATATTGTAAATCAAAAAACGAGAGAAACATTTAGCAATGAAAATATATATGATAAAGTAAAGCATAATTTTACTAATCCGACAATTATAAATCCAGTAATGAATATATTATTACCTGAAATACAGGATAATCCAAATCGCCTTCCGGCTGCACCTTCATATAATAAAGCTGTTGAAAGAGCAATAAATAGCGAAACACAAGACTTTATAGTTACAAATTTTAATAATGATGAAACTATTAGAAATAAATTATTTGATAGTAGAGAAGATAAATTTGATTTTGAATGTTCTATGAGGCAATTTTATAGTACCGCAAATACGCGTGTTCCCAACAATCAAAACGAATTTGCTAGATTTTGCTATGGTAATATGGCTTCTTGTAAAGATGGGGATGTAGAGATGTGTTTTAGAAATAGTGAGCGTTAAACTTAGTTACACTTTTTTAAATTAGTTTTTAATATTTAATATAAATATTTAATATTAATATTTAATATAATATTTAATATAAATTTCAATATTTAATATTAATTTTAATATTCAATATTTAATATAATATTTAATAGTAATTTTAATATAAATTTCAATATTAATATTTAATAGTAATTTTAATATAATATTTAAAAAATAATATATTAAATACATATAAATGACATCTACAACAGCTTATCCATATACTTTTGATGCGATGTCCAGAATTGGCAATGATAATCCTGCTATAGATCAGCGCAATATTCAAAATATTAGTGAAGCAAATTACAATTTAGAAAACTTTTATCCATCGTGCCCTATGTCGTCGGCCATTGACTTTGCTTTAAGTCAGCCCAATGTTTTTTACAAAGGTTCGCATGAAGGAGGCGTTAAAGGGTGCGAAATAGAGGTAAATAATGATTTAAAGTATACCCATATTTCGCGGCCTGCTTGTAAATTGTCATTAGTAACAAGACCCTTCATAACTGTGCCATATTTAGGAAAAGGTTACGGAGACTGCACAATAGAAACACAATTAAGAACCGGTCAATTTGATTTAAATAAAAAAACGGTTAATAATATAATGGAGCAGTCCTTTTCAGACTATCAAAATTACCCATTAATTGATAGCGTAAAAGAAACCGTCTCAAATAGTGCTTACAAAATAGAGGATGATGCTATGAAAGGTTGGCAGCGTGGAGGTATGAGTGCGCGTGAATTTGCGCGTAACCAAGATAAGCAATGAGCGGGTTGTTTGAAAAAGTGTGTATATATAGTGTTGTTAAATAATGTTTAAGTTGTTTTTATTGTTTTATTTATTGTTTTATTTATTGTTTTATTGTTTTATTGTTTTATTTATTGTTTTATTGTTTTATTTATTGTTTTATTGTTTTATTTATTGCGCTATTTTTATATAATGCAATATATAATATGGTATTGTTTAACATATTTGCTAAAAATACAAAAAATCTACAAAATTTAAAAAAATTAGGAACTAGAAAATTTAGAGAGCTTAGAAAAAGATTTTTAACAAAAAAAGTACGCTCTTTAAGCCCTAGAACAAAACTTGTTACGCAAATACAAAGATCATACAGAAATAAATTGAAATCGAAAAAAGAAATCATGAAAAGGCTTAAAACAATGCAACATTTGGCTGCTCGTGAAGCCGCAGAAATTACCGATGCCAACGCTATTATTGCGCATAATCAAGCACAATTAAAAAATAGAACAGCAAAGAACGGGACAAGCGTACGAATGACACGGGGTCACAAACAAAAATTAGAAGATGAAATTAGCGATGCACAATGGGTATTAAATACTCATAATAGGTATAATTATAGAGCACAAGCTCGCGAATTGGAACAACAATTAAATAAAATGTAGGTTAAAAATTGAAAAACTAAATCAAAATAGAGAGAATATATTATTACTTTTTTTCAATATAAATATTGTAATATAATATAAATAATATAATATATTATGTTACCTAATGCTATTAGCAGTTATTATAATAACATAAATAATATAAATTATGATAGCACATTTTTAACTACATATAACTTACATGATGACTATGATGATAGAAATTTGTGCTATCAAATACAATTATTACAAGCACTCAAAATTGCCTATTATGATAATACAATATTGACAACACATATTGAAAAAATAGGTTATTTTTTGCATAACAACACTGAGTTAGAGGCCATTTTAGTATTATTAAAAGAAAAATATAAAGATAGTAACATAGCTTTCATGATTAATGAACACAATAATAATACACTATTTCAGCTTCTTTTTAGTTACGAATATTTTGAAACATTTCATAAATGCTTATGTAAATATATAAATGAAAAAAAACAATTAGGAATGGAGTTGGGAAGAGAATTAGTAAGAGAATTAGTAGAAGAAAAAACGTATTTTGATGATCTAAAAAATATAATTTTACTATAATATTATTTGTCATTATTTGTCATTATTAAAACATAATCACAAATAATATATAATCATAATAATCAAAATAGTCATAATAATCATAATAATCATTCTTTAATATAAATGCTATTGCATAGTTTCTTTATTATTTTATCTTCATTATTTTCCTTATTATTTGCGATTGCAACTAATGTATGGGTATAATAATCCTGCTTATTTTCGTTATTTTGGAAATCCGGATTTTCTTTTGTCCATTTGCTTAATGCGAAAAATTGCTTTGTTGATACATCTTTTATTGCTCGTTTTATCTTTTCCTTGTTAATGTCTTTTTCCCAACTATTGGCTTCCTTAATATAGAGCGACTCTCGTTTTATATCTGTGCAATATATTGGTCTCTGATAATATCCTAGTTTATTTATATTTTCTATTATTACATTGCTTAATCCATTTACTAACCCATTATGTTTTGTATAATCAAGCTGTTGTAAACTAACCTCTATTGATTTAATAAAATCACTCATGCTAATCGCATCTTTACATTTTTCATTTAAAAATACTTGAATATTAAACTTCTGATTTGTTGTAGTTATATTATTTCCCACTTTTGGTATTAATTCCTTTATTGTAGCCGTCAATTCTTTAATCTGGTTTTGTTGCTCTTTTACAACATTCATTATTAATTCTTTCGATAAAGCCAGCTGATTATTTAACATATCATTTGAATTCATGTTTTCATCACTAATACACTTCTTTTTATGTCTATAAAGCCCCGAGCTGTATTTATATGCCTTATTACAAACTTTACACATGTAAACAGTCTGGGGTTTTGGGGGTGGGTTTTTTGTATCATTTGTATCTTTTTGTCGGGTTTTGTGCTTTTGGGTTGATAAATGTCTGCCGTAATCTTTTTTATTAGACGATACAAAGTGACAAAAGTCACAACAAAAAAAACAGGGGTTTTTGGGTAAATTTTTTGTATCCATATGTACCATATAAATGGTACATAAAAAATCCCTAAATTATTTTTTTTTAATATTTTATTTTTTTTGAAAAATTATGATGCGAAAAAAAACAGGCTTTAAAAACATTTTGAGAGCTTTATGGTCTAAACCCGTTTTTTTCCATGTTTTTTTCCAAAGTTTTATAAAGGCTTAATATACATAAAATAGGACATTTATAAATGTCCTTTTTTGAAAAAAATCCTGAAAATATATTTCAGAAAAAAAACACATATAAAAACCTTTATAATAACCAGACCATGAAAGGTCACAAACCTTTTTCTGCCAAAAAGGGGGCCTAAAAAAACCGTTTAGTTTAATATATGAAAACTACTTAAAGAAATTTGGGAAATCATTATTTTAAAAATAAATAAATCAAATAAATCAAATAAAACAAATAAATCAAATAAATCAAATAAAAAAATAATATAGATTATATAATAACATGTCTTCTACTAGAAATAAAAATAGCCAATTAAATTACAATTTAGAAAAATCCAATTATGAGAAAATTTTACATGAAAAGCTCTACTTACATTCATCATATGGAAGGCCTATTAGCGAATGTATTCCTTCAATTGGATACATTCCAAGCCATATTTCGAGAGATGCATTGGCAAATAATGCTATAGATATAGAATCGCAACTAAGAGGTATTGGATCAACAAACCTAGAAACACCTTGCACACCTGTTACTCCAAGCATTAGAACATTAGAACTAAAAGACTTTTTTGAAAGGCAAAAAAGCGTGGTTATGCCAGTCCCTTTAATATATGAAAACGGCCAAAGACCCACGCTCTAGACTCTCAAATTGTTTAACCAAAAAAGTAAATAAATTAATAAAAATAAATAACATGGCGAAAGACCCATACTCTAGACTCTCAAATTGTTTAACCAAAAAAGTAAAAAAATTAATAAAAATAAATAAAAATAAATAAAAATAAATAAAAATAAATAAAAATAAATAACATGGCCAAAGACCCATGCTCTAGACTCTCAAATTGTTTAACCAAAAAAGTAAAAAAATAATATTTAATTTTTATTATAATTGAAATTAATTATAATAAAGATAATATATTAATATAAGTTAATATAAGTTAATTATGACAAACAGTAATAGCTTTATTATTAGCATTTATAATTCCCGCAAAATTTTATTAGAAATTCTGCAAGAGCGAGGATTTAATATAACCAAATATTCAAATTTTGGCATTACTGAAATCGGTATTTTGCTAGAAAATAACCAGCTAGACATGTTATTAGAAAACGATAATACAAGAAAAAAAATATATGTAAAATTCTATATTAATAAGCTAATAAAGCCGCAAAATATTTATGATATTGTAGAAGATCTCTTTCATATTGAAACAATATTAGAAAAAAAAGATGACTTAATGATTATTATTAAAGATGAACCAAATGATACTATGATAGAAAACATTAAAGATATTTGGGTTTCGGAAAACATTTATGTGTCCTTACTAAATATTAAACGCCTACAGTTTAATATACTAAAACATTGTTTAGTACCAAAACACACACTGCTTTCATTAGACGAAAAAGAAGCATTCATGAAAAAATATAATATTATGGATAAAACACAAATACCAGACATCTCCTTTTTCAGTCCAGTATCACTAGTTTTAGGAATTCGCCCCGGAGATGTTGTTAAAATAGTACGCTCTAGCAGAACAGCCATTCAAGCCGATTTTTATAGGATTTGTAAATTATATTAAAAAAATAGTAATTACAATATTTATATTACAAAATTTATTATATATAGTAATATAATAACTATATATATTAGTAGATTAATGAATAATCAGGAGCTATATATGTTTGATGATTGTTATTTAAAACCTGCTGCTACTACAGAATTGAGCTTTAATTCAACTTTATTTAACTCATATAAAAAATACCGCACAACAAGCGTGAGAAACTGTGAAATACAGGCTTTAAGAAATAATAGCGACTTTTTTTTAGTTAATGATATTTCACTTGGACCTAGCAATATTAAATATACTAATTGTTATATACCCAAACAAGATAGCGCCCAACCTTCCGTAATAGGCGACAACTCAATTATAGAAAAAGCTTTCAATTTATTTAACACAACCTTTAACCCATTTACTAAACAAACTAGCACAATAGACACATGCAATAACTTATTATATAATAACGCTTTTGCAGTCGGAGACCAAAAATGCTTCAAATATTCTGTAGACAAGAAAATTTATGCTCCTAAACAATATTATGCTTATTATAAAAAGCCCATACTTAATGAAAGTAATCGAAATATTATTATACAAGATCCTGCACTATATAAAAATTATATTGTCCCACTAAAAGCGTATGAAGGCCTAATAATGATTGACACTGTCAACTTTGCAAATAATGGAGCTTTAGCAACCTCATTTAGAGACTATATATGCAATCCTTCCAGAAGTAATGAAATATATTTAGATACACAAATTATTAAATTAAAACAATTTTATGAAAGCTTATTTAACAGATTAGACGATATTAGCAGAGACATATCTTCTATAAATTATTTAAATAAATTTGACACAGAAACAATAATTGCTTTAAATGTAAGAATAAAAGATAGAAACAAAGAACTTAATAACTTATTAGGATTTGGCGGAGCCAATAATGGAAGATTAGACGATACAACCTTTTTAACACAATTTAAAATAGTTGAAAACATAATCTTAATATTAATTATTATTAGCGCATTATTTCTTTATAATAAAATGAGGAAAAAATGAGAGAAAATGAGAATAATATATTATTCAAAAAAAATATATTATTCAAAAAAAATATATTATTATATTATTAGTATTATAATAATATGATAAATGAAAATAAAATATTATTTTATAGTGAAGAATTAAATGAAGATGTTAATCAAAATAATAATTTATTAAACTCAAAAGAAGTGTTAATTCAAAATAATAATGCTAATACTATAAATAGTAACTCATATAGTTCAATAGTTGATTCCATAGATTATTTAGGATGTATTAATGGAAATTGTAGCAAAATTAAATGTGATTGCAACAGCATGAACTGCAATTGTGAGCAAACAAGTATTAACAACAGCCATAACCATAGCAGCCATAATAGCAGCCATAACCATAGCAGCCATAATAGCAGCCATAATAGCAGCCATAATAGCAATAATTTTATATCAAACTTGATAGATTTTTTATATGTAATGTTTGTAATTGTATTTTTAATTTATATATTTTACAACAGAAATTCTCAACATTTAATATATGTTTTAGGAATAACTATTATATATATATTTTATAAAATATATATTATATCTAGTTAAGCATTATTTTATAAATATATACATATATAAATATTTTAATATTATATATTAAAATATTAAAATAATATGAAAAGCAAGATTAGATTTAATAATCAAAATATCAAAAGTTTATTTAAAAAGGGTTTAATATTATTTATAGTAATAACATGTGTATATTTATTATATTTGAACGATTTAATACTTGTACAAAGTATTATTCAAAATAGTTTGCATATTAAACCCGAGACCATTGTAGAGACTTTTAATGTTAATAAATATGTAGACATTTGTAAAAGTAGGGAAACCCGATTTTACGACTTTAGAAGCGGACCATCAACAGAAGCATCATCTGCGTCCTTATATTATGAAACAATAGATGCAAGCAATAATTGCGAAAATTTATGTGACGCTATACCGAATTGTCAAGCTTTTATGATGAGAGAAAACTCAGCAGGAGTACTTGATATAAGCAAATGTTATATGTATATAGGCGTGTTGGATTCCAGTAATATTGACAGAAGTAATATGTCTATTAAGGTAAATTGTAATTCTAAAATGCTGCCAGCATCATCATATACATACAATGGATCCGGTTACATAAATAAAAAGTATTTTGAAAACAATAAATCCAAATTTAGCTATATTGATATATATTTAGATAAAGCCAACGAATTAGTAAATACACTGAGAGATACAAAAGCACAGTTGAACTCTATGCTATATCAAACCGAAGATAATGGGCAATTAATATCAAATCTAGAAAATAATAATAATAACATTGGTGCATGGCTTACATCATTTGGCAATTTAATAGGCGTTAATCCAACTAGATTATTTAGTATAAATAATAGTTATAATCCTTTTACAGATGACGTTGAAACAGATCCTACCAATATAGCATTAAATAAATTATATGCTACTTCTAAAGATACGCCCGCACTATCAGAAAAAATAGCTGATATTGAAAGAGATAGATATGTTGATAATTTGTTTTATACTATTTTAGCATTTATTATGGTTATTACAATAATATTATTAGTATTATATAGATTAAATGATAATGTTATAATTAGCGATAGGTTTATGATATTTTATTTTATTGTTATTGTTTCTATTTTTACATTTATACGATTTATGTTAAATAAATAATAAAAATATAAAATAATAAAATATAAAAATATAATAATAAAAAAATATAAAAATATAAAAATATAAAAATATAAAATATAAAATATAAAATATAATAATAAAAAAATATAAAATATAAAATATAAAATATAAAATATAAAAATATAAAATATAAAATATAAAATATAATAATAAAAAAATATAAAATAATAAAAATATAAAATAATAAAATAATATAATATTAATCCATTATTATGGGATATTATTATGTTAATCCATTAGGCGATATTAAAGATATAAGTTATAATAATTTACAGAAAATTAAAGGAAATAGCTTAACAAGAACAGCACAATTAGAAGACAGCGAACTAAAATATAAAAGTCAAAACATGCAGTTTATAATATGGTCAATTTTTACAGCACTATTTTTATTAATAGTAATTGTATATTTAAGAAAGATTAGAAGAATATAAATTTTTAAATAAAAAAATATAATATAATATAGTTTTATATTATATTGTAATAATTAATAAATGGCAGAAGATAATGAAATGATAAATTTTAGTAATATCACAAAAGTCGCAGTTTATCAAGTATCACAAATTACAAATAAAGAGCAACAGAGCAATCAATATTTTGAGCTAATTCAAAGTTATCGTGCACTGATAAATAAGTTTCCTGAACCAAAAAAAACAAATGCTACAAAAGTCGTTGATCCAATATTTGCACCTATAGAAGATAGATTAACAAATGAATTTAATGATAACCTATTAGCAGGTCTTAAACATATTACAACTATTACGGATAATAATGCTAAAACACAATTCAAAAGACAATTTATAATTAATGTAAATAATTCATTAGCATTAATACATGAACCATTGAAAGGTAAATTTCGAGAAAAATTTAATGCAGTACTTGAAGAAGATACGCAGCAAGAGAATGCTAATGAAATGAACACTTTTACTACTAACACACAAAATGCAGTTGATCAAATATCACGAATTACAAATAAAGAGCAACAGAGCAATCAATATTTTCAGCTAATTCAAAGTTTTCGTGCAGAGATAATAAAATTTCCTGAACCAAAAAAAACAAATGCTACAAAAGTCGTTGATCCAATATTTGCACCTATAGAAGATAGATTAACAAGCGAATTTAATGATAACCTATTAGCAGGTCTTAAACATATAACAACTATTAAAGATAATAATGCTAAAACACAATTCAAAAAACAATTTATAAGTAATATAAATAATGCATTAGCAATAATACATGAACCATTGAAAGGTAAATTTCGAGAAAAATTTAATGCAGTACTTGAAGAAGATAAGATACAAGATAATGCTAATGAAGTAGCGGCATTTAGGAAGTATCTAATAGATGCATTGGATAATATAGCAATGATTAAAAATAAAGATGAACAAATCAATAAATTTTTTGAGCTATCAAAAAATTTGCGTACACAAATAGAAGTTCTACCTGAACCAAATAAAACTAAAGCTAATAATATTGCCGATGAATTACTTACACCCGGAGAAGATTACCTTGTTCAAACAATTAAAGACAACATATTAGCAGCTCTTGATAAAATTGAAGCTATGAAAGATCAGAATACTAAAGAAAAAGTCAGAGCACAATTTATAATTGATATAACCAAATCAATAGGACTGATGCATGAACCATTAAAATCTAAAGCAAAAATAATGCTTGATCAAATTCTTAGTGGAGAAGATAATGAAATAGAGGCGTTTAAGCAGGCACTGCCAGCAGCAGTTGCTGAGATAGAAAAGATTACAGATAAAGATGAGCGGCACAATAAATATTTTGAGTTAACCGAAAATGTGCGTAAGGCTATAGCAGGTTTACGCGAACCAAAAAAAACTAAAGCTACTAATATAGCTAATCCAATACTCGCACCTGTTGAGGATAAACTTGTTTTAACATTAAAAGATGTTGTATTAGAACAACTTAAAATATTAGAAGATATACAAGACGATAATGTAAAAAATCAATCAAGATCAGAGTTTATAAATCAAATGAGCAATGCTATATCGAGAGTACATGAACCATTAAAATCTAAATTACAAACAACGTTTGAAGCAATAATTAAAGATAATAATAAAAATCAAGCATCAAAGCTAGCAGGATCATTTGCCAAAGCAATGCAAGCGGAATATGATAAATTTATGCAAGCAATTGGACTAAAAACAAATGAAATTGATGCTTCCTCAAAATATATTAATGATTCGCAAAGCACAATTAAAAGTCTAGTTTCTCAAGCAACTTCATCAACAGATACTATAAATAATAAGGTAACTGAAATAACTACTAGTGTTACTCAATCTAATTCATTATTAGATACATTACGTTCATATATAACAACTGTAAGCGATAATGTTACTAAATCAACACAGTCTTTAGCAGAAGCAAGTAATGCAACAGAAGAGGCAAAAATATACAGAAATGAGGCAGAAAGATACAGAGACGAGGCAATGCAATTTAAAGATTTAACAAATCAAGAATTAGAAATAGCAAGAGGCATAAATATTGATATATCAAATGAATTAGTTCAAGCAAAAAATCTTATGGATGGCACTGCAAAAGCATTACGAGGAGCAAATAGCACAGCAGGTTCTGAAAATATAATACAGGTTATCCGACCGAAAGAAGCCACGAAAACAAGTACATCAACTACATCAACAACAGGATCACAAGGTTTTGCAAATATTAATGAAGGATTTGAGGATTATACTAGTTATACTCCAGAAGAGCTAAGACGATATGCATTAGTTCAGTCATATGTAGAGAGGGAGAATACATCACGAACACGCATGCTTCAAGCGTCCGAATTATTAGCACAAAAAGAGAGTGTTGCCAACAATATTGTTATGGATTATATGTATGCAAATGAAAAAGGGACAACAGTTAGTACAATTATGGATAGAATAAGCCAACTTAATAATGATAAAAAGAGAAAACTTGAAATAAATACATATTATAATAAAGCACGCGAGCAATACATTAGAATATTAATGGTTATAGTTATTGCTTGTATAATAATTGTCCCACTTGTTATAGCAAATAAGAATAATAGTATCAGTCATTTAACGTTTATGATTTTAACAGTTACAATCATATTTTTTACAATAATTTTTATATTTTACAATTTTGCTGATATATATTCGAGAGATGATATTGATTTTGATAAAATTAACATACCATATGATAGAACAGCTACAATATTAGAAAAAGACGGATCACTAATTAGGAAGAAAAATCCGTTAACATCATTAACATTAACATGTATAGGACAAGACTGTTGTGACGGGTCAATGGTATATGATTATGCAAGAAATAAATGTATAGCAACCGAAAATTTTGGAAATATGTTTGAAAAATTTAATGCTATAAATAACACATCATCAATGGTATATCCAAATGAGGGTTTTATGAATAATAGTAACTTCAAGAATAACATGATACAAACGTCATTCGGTTGCAGTAGTATTGATAAATTTATGACCGACGAATGCAGGAGACCAGTGGAGGCAGTGTTATAATATTTAATATATTTACTATATTTAATATATTTATAACATCTACAATAAACAATATTTAATATATTTAATATATTTATAACATCTACAATAAACAATATTAAATATATTTAATATATTTATAACATCTACAATAAATAATATTTAATATAAATATATTATATAATATAATAATTATATAATATGGGAAATAAATCTTCTAAACCCGAACCATGCTTTGACGCAGCAGTATGTGAGCCATGGGTTGAATATGTAGCATATGAATGTGAACAAGCAGGAAATAAACTTGTAGATAAAAGTATTATGGCGGGTCTTAATGGTTTAGTAGGTAGTGATAAAGCCAAAGAAATGCTGAAAATATGGACAGATGTAAATAATAGGTTAAACGGAACGAGCAATTACAAATGGGACACTACACAACCAGATACAATATTAGTAAATGAAACAGGTTTTTCAGATGGCTTTACTAATTACGAAGGATTTCAAGAAGGAGCAGAAAATAAGGACAAATGTGTAGAAGATGATTGTGCAATTGCAGCATATAAAATGATTGCAGACTGTAAAAAAATAGATCCAGCAATTCCAAACGAAATATCAAATATAATTAATAATGGCAAGCCTTTGTTATCATCTAATATGAGGAATGCAATAAATCCAGAACCAGTAACTGAAGAGGTTCCTAAATGGGTAAGTCGTTCTTTTCCAAATTTATCAGGACAAATGTATAGAGCACCGGCTCCAAAAGCAGCACCGGCTCCAAAAGCAGCACCATCAGCACCATCAGCACCATCAGCACCATCACCACCATCAGCACCATCACCACCATCACCACCATCACCACCATCAGCACCATCAGCACCGGTTCCAGTAACAACTCAAAATTTAAATTCATCATCAAATCCAATAAATGGTTCAAGTGTAAGTTCAAGTTCAAGTTCAAGTCCAAGCCCAAGCATATTAGGATTTACAAATAAAGAAGGTTTTGAAAATGAAAATATTGGAGTATACAACTTTATAAAAGTAGCAATACAAGATCGCCACGACAGATTTAAAGATACAGCAAGTTTTGCAGCAGATTGCAGGAACAATTCATTTTATACAATGAAAAAATTTATAGGTGAGGAAAAAGCAATGTTAGATAAATTGCATAAATATTATACTTCTTTTGTTAGTAGTTACGAGACATTATATTTAAATAAAGAAACAGTATCTAGAACAATAAATAGCAAATTAGACGAATTAGAAAAAATACAAAGTAAAATAGATAGTTATAAAACGAATTTGCATGTTGACAATCGAAAAAATAACTATCAAAATGACAATTACATATATTATAGTAGTCTAAAATTTTACATGTTAATCATATATTATAGTTTATTTATTTTATATTTAATATTTTCAGAATTCATTAGCGAAAAACAATATAACAATAAAAAAGTAGTACTAATATTAGTGCTATATTTAATAATTCCAATAGTATTAACTTATTCTGTAAACATAGCATATGAAGGATACATATTTTTTTTAGAATATTATAATATAAAAGAAGATACAAAAAGCTATGTTGATATTGTAAAAGGAAAATAAAAAACAATAAAAAAAAAACAATAAACAATTAATCACTATCATAATCACTATCATAATCACTATCATAATCACTATCATAATCACAATTCTTCAACATCACTAGCATCATCATAATTCATTTCAACATTGTACCACTTGCCTCTAGTACACTTTCCATATTGTTTATTCATATATTCTGTAATTTCTTTTCCATTTGGAATATTATCTCGTCCATACTGCATAATATACCATTTTTTGAATTCTTCCAATAATTCAGTTTTCTTAATAAGTCCATCACGTTTCCTGAAAATTTTATCTTTAGCAAACTCGGTTAAATAATCTTGTGCTTCGCGATAATTATCACTAACACTAGTAACAATCTTAGCATCTTGAACATTACCTTGTGTTTGGTATGCAATATTAACCAACATAGAAGTCAATACCGGCGCCCACAAAGTGAATTTTTCATCGATCTTCTTATCGATCAAATATTGATATGGGAAATTAGATTTAGGAAATTTGTCTTCGTTTTGGTAAGGCGCATCAGTAAATTTAGACATAAAATCACAAATACGAATTCGCCTCCACGTACCATCATCGTTTGTATTAATATCAAACAATACATTTGTGCATACAACAAGTTTAAATTGCGGAATAAATGTTATAGTATCTTTAAAAAGCGCACGACCTTGAATAGGGTCACCACCAGTAATTTCTTTCATAATGCCTTCATTAATCTTATCGCCTTTACTAGGTTCTTGCATAACCGCATAGCGTACTCCCACTAGCGCAACAATTTCGGAAGACGTGGAGCCAATAGAGCAGCGATTTTGCGTGATTAATGTAATAGGAACGGTTGCCTTATAATCGCCCAAACATTTGCTCATTAATTCGACTAACTTAGATTTGCCGTTACACCCGCTACCTGTATAAATATTGAATGTTTGATTGGCATTAGTTCCGATTAATGTAGACGCCAAATGCTCCCACATATAGCGGCGCAATTCTTCGTCTGGAAATAATTCATCCATAAATTTGTTAACTTCTTTAATAATGGAATCATAATTGTTGTTAATGCTTGATTTACATGAGCTAGTTAAAGTTTTATAAGGAATGTAGTCAATATTTGTAGATTTAGAAATATAATCGTCGGGCTTTCCTTTTCTGTGTATTTTGTTTGCAAAGTCAATTACATAATTATTGAAACATAGCAAATAAGGATTGGCATCTAATTTATTCATAAATTCTTTATCATAAAATAGTTCTTTTGCTTCTCTCATGATGTTATTTTTCCAGCTTGTGGTTTTGAGTAAAATGCAAATGTCGCCTAACTTATGAGAGCGTATTTTCAAGTTTTCGGTATTTTCATCATTATTCTCTTTTTTAGTAATAAGTTCAATGAGCTCATGCGATTTAGCGCAATATATGTCATGCATTTTTTTAGATATTAATAGTCGGAGGGTGCTTCCCGAATCAATTTCGTCCCATTTATGATTTTTGTATTCGTACCATTGATTATTTTTAATGCTTACGCATATGAATTGGTCTTTAAATAGCTGATATAAAACAACGGCCAAGTCAAATTCCGTGACTTTATCTTTTAAAATCATGGTTTGCAGTGTTTGATCAATATAATAAGAAATGGTTTCGCTGCGGATTTTCGTGTATTCGGCAAGGTTATCTGTTTTTGCCCAAAACATAATAGAGCGATTTGTTAGTCCATCATTATTTTTGGCATCAAACTTTTTCCAATTATCGTAAAAGCGGGCTACATCGGAGAAACTAAATGAAGGCGATAATGAGCTCAATTTAATCCAAGTTAAGAATAGTTTTTCATGTGTATTCTTAAGAGCCCAGCCTACACGTATCCATTTATTGTAACCGCCGCTATTATAATAGCTTTCGGGTAGGATCATAGTAAACTGATGTGTTTCTTTTACCTCATATTCGGTACACGCAATTTCTTCAATAAAACATTCAATAAGATTGTCTAGCGTAGCGCTATTATCAATCTTTGAAAAATCATACATGTCAAGATTGATCTTAGAACTAACAACATTTACCTTTGCTTTATGCTCGCGATTATGCAGTTCTTTTTTTTCAGTTTCTATTTTAGAAAGAATAGTATCATTATTTTTTAATTCAAAAGATTGATGATTATTGTAGCGCGCACTCATTAGTGGCAGATGTTCTTTAATGCTAATTTTTGAAATGTTGAATTCTTTGAAATTCCATATTTCTTCATCATTGTCGTAAGTTAATTCAAAATAATAAGTCAAGCTATACGCTTTATGCTGTGGTTTTCGAGAGCCATAAACTTGCCAATTGACGAAACCTTTTGTTATTCCTTCGTCAAATACGTCTTCATATTTATTTGTAATAGGAATATTGTCCCATATGCCTTTAATTTCGCCAATTACCATTTTGCGTAAAACACATTGGACGGCCTTGTGTGTTTTAATACAAAATACAATATGAATACCGTCCTTTGTTTTGTCTTCAGTAACATTTACGTCGGGTTTTTCATATATATACACACTAATTTTGGAATTATTAGGAATGTCATAAATCAGATTTAATTTATTAGCATATAATGCAACCAAATCAATAATATGGTCTTTATTGTGTTGCCTCTCAGTGACCGATTTGTCATAACGCAAATCAACATCAACAAGCAAAGGCCCGTCTTCTATTAGCTGCTTTTCGGTCAAATATTCGCGCGACTTTTCTTCGAAAACATGGGTATAATATTTACTCCAAAACTCGGATAAATTTGTGATGTTATAACTTCCGCCAAAAATATTTAATTCTTTGCTGCCTATTTTTGTGTGACTAATGACACCTTTATCGGCTTTAACCGATTTTAAATATTCATCCCATTTAGATGAATTAGAGTTGCTTTGTGTTATATTATTAGTCATTACAATTATTTAATAATTATATATATTAATATATTTTTATTTCAATTTTATAATATTTAAAAAATGTAAAATTTGAAAAATGTAAAATTTGAAAAATGTAAAATTTGAAAAATGTAATAAAAAATAATATATTAAAAATAATATAATAAATATATTATGAATTATGAGTATAAATAATGCCACAATAAAAAGAATAGCCAAGGATGTTAAATATATAATGGCCAATGGTTCTTCTTTAAGTTCGGAAAATATATATTATAAACACGATGAAGAAAATATAATGAAAGGTTATGCGCTAATAATAGGTCAACGCGACACTCCATATGGCTACGGGTATTATTTTTTTGAATTTAATTTTCCGTATAATTATCCATTTGCGCCGCCTGAGGTTCGTTATTTGACAAATGACGGGTGTATGCGTTTTAATCCGAATTTATATATTAATGGAAAAGTGTGTTTATCGGTATTGAATACGTGGGCGGGCGAAAGTTGGACGGCGTGCCAAACAATATATTCAATATTGTTTACGCTGTCGACGGTATTGTGTGCAAATCCATTATTAAATGAGCCCGGAATTAGAGAAGACCATAATGATGTGCATAAATATAATTATTTGGTTACTTATAAGAATGTTGAATTTGCAATATGCAAGGTACTTAGGTTGGTGTGTTTTGATGAAGACAAATCATTTAATAAGGGCGATGTTATGATTATGAAATTATTTAAAGCAATTTTAAGTGAAACATTTACAAACAATAAGGAAAAGATCGTGGAGTTTATTAATGCTAATAGGGTAAAATATCATGATTTAATTAATGTATCATATAATGTAAATAGTGTTAGTACTAGCGTTAGTACTAGCGTTAGCGAAGCAAATAGTACTAGCGTTAGCGAAGCAAATAGTACTAGCGTTAGCGAAGCAAATACTAGAAGACACACACGAAGAACAAATTTGCATATATCTGTATACAATTTAAAATACGATTTAGACTATGATATATTGAAGAAGTTAGTATATGAATTAAATATAGCATAAATAGCATAAATAGCATAAAAAGTATTAAAAAAGTATTATAATGTAAAATTGAGTAATTATTTAAATAATTAACTATAGTAATATATAATATAAGTAACTATGGATTTTTGTTCTAATTGCAACAATATGTATTATATTAAGTTAGAAAACCAGGATTGTGATAAGATTGTTTATTATTGTAGGAATTGCGGAAATACAGACGACAAGTTAGTAAATGTAAATAAATGTATTTTAAAGGAAAATATTAATGTATCTGAAGATAAATTTAATATTCATATTAATAAATATACAAAATTAGATATTACACTACCACGAATTAATTATATTAAGTGTCCAAATGAAACATGCGAAACAAATGCCCAAGGCTATGATGCCAAAAAGAAGGAAATTATTTTTATTAGATATGATGATACTCGAATGAAATATTTATATTTATGTAGTCATTGTGATTGCATCTGGAAAACAACATAAACATATAAGACTATAAAAACTTTATTTTATGCTTATTTTTATTTGTTATTTTTATTTTTTATTGAATAAATAAAAAAAACAAAAATAACAATAATTAAATATTATAAAGAATTGATATAAATTTATAATATTAAAATAATAGTATATTAGTATATTAATTATGGATGATACTAATCGCGACGAGCAAGATATTGAAGAAGTCGAAGAACCAGAAAACACAGATGATGAATTAGATAATGACGCGTCTAGTGAAAACGAAGATAAGCAAAGTAATGTAGATATTGAAACAGACGATGAAGCAATTGAGAGCGAAGATGAAGAATTAGACGAAGAAAAGTTGTACGATTCGGATGATGTGTCGGAGAAAATCAATGTTTTTGATAATGCAAAAACGAATTACGTAAAATACGATTATGAGTTGGAAGACGTGGGCGATAGTGCTAGTTATAAATTAAATGAAAATTTTAAGAAAAACCATATATTAAATTACCACAATGAGTGCTTACATAAAAATTTTAATGAAATAAAAGAGATGTGTAAGGTTACACGTGATAAAGATGGAATTATTGTAGATGAAATGCATAAAACAATACCGCTATTAACAAAGTATGAAAAAACTAAGATTTTGGGCATGCGCGTAAAGCAGTTAAATAATGGGGCACAACCATATATAGCAACTAATGAGAAAACAATTGATAATTATTTAATAGCATTACTGGAATTAGAGCAAAAAAAAATTCCTTTTATTATTCAACGACCATTACCAAATAACAATTTTGAATATTGGAAACTACACGATTTAGACATACTATAAGTTTTGTAAAAACGCATAAACGTATTAACGTTTAAATCTATTTCCGCAATCTAAGCATGTAACAAAGGTTGTCATAGGCTCATCTGCGCTTCGTGTTTGTAATTGATAATATGTGCATTTTTTTGATTTACATTTTCCGCAAATAAAATCATCCGTAGATGCTTCTATTTTTGGTGTAAACTTATTTTCATCTTTAATGCGTTTTTCTTCAATTAATGTATTCCATAGATCCGGACGCACTTCTTGATGGTTCATGAAAGCAAGCTCATGAGCTTTAAATGATTTACATAATAGTTTATCAACTATTTCTTTATTTTTCAGACTTAATAATACGCAACGCAATTTTTGAATGTATAAAATGACAAACGCTTCATTAGACCACTTCTTAATAAGTTTTTTTTCTTCACTAGCTGATAATGAATAATTATAAATACCTTTTTCCAAATTGGTGCTTATTTTTT